CCCGAAGGCATCCTCCGTCGCGTAGTGCTGCGCATCACTCAGCAGCTCGGCCAGCTCATCGGCCGTCATCTGGACTCGGACGTAACGCTTGGCCCGGTACAGCACCTTGCCTGCCGGCAACCCGCGCACGACGTGGTCGTCGTAGAACCGCGGGGGGACTTGAACGGTGGTCTTCATCGTGCGCTCCTCACTGCGTTGACTGCTCGGTCGATGATCCCAGGCGACCATTGGTGTTTTGGGCACGGTAAGTACATGCCGCATGGCACTGGGTGTTGAGCGTCGCCACCATCGGTGGGTACTCGACAAAGCTCGGGCATCGCACCCGGTGTCGGTTCGGGGCCGGTCATTCCCAGTTACCTGCTTCGGCTGACTCCCTGGCTTCCGACTTCGAGCGGTAGACGGCGGTCGTTCGGCCGCTCGGGAACTCCGAGGCGTACCAGCCGCCGTCATCGGGTGAGTAGACCAGCTCGTACTTCACCTTGCGCTCCTCACTGCGTTGACTGCTCGGTCGATGATGGATGCGGCGGGGGTGGCGTCGACCCGGGCGACTTGGACGAGGGAGCCGCGGCGGAAGGCGACGGTCACTCTGCCCCAGGTGTCGACGGTCTGGCCGACGTGGATGACGTCGTCGGGGGTGAAGGGCCAGGCCGTCATGCCGTCACCATCACATGAAGCTCGGCGGTGACTTCGGCGTCGACCAGGGACTCGCAGGTTCCGAGGGTCTCGCCGTCCACGCTCACGACCCACTCGCCCTTGTGACCGGCGACCAGGACGAGATGCCCGTTGATGTTGGCGCCATGAAGGCCCCGGCTGATTCGGCTGAGGTGCGTTGTCGTCATGTAAGCATTATGCACCCGGCGCTAACTCCTGTCAATACCCACCCGGTGGAAATCTTGGGAATCTTTCCGCGGGTGGTCATTGATCTGGCTCCCATTCCATGACAGCGGCTACCGCTCGTTGGGCGTGAGGTAGTGCCCATGCTGGGTGATACGCAGCGAAAGGCGGCAGGGTGGAAATGGCTCCTGCCACTACCACCTCCAGCGGATCGCTCAGCGCGAGGTTGGGTATTGGCTCGTCTGCTGGGACCCACTCTGGTCGCTCCATCACTGGGTACCGTTCGCCCGGTCAACCGCAACCTGAGCGGCCTTCTTGGTGGAGAAGGGGCCGACTAGGCGAAGGTCCGACTCGTAGCGGACATACCAAACGCCGGGGCTGGTCTTGAGGAGGATGGCTCGTGTCGTCATGTAAGCATTATGCACCCGGCGCTTACTCCTGTCAAGGCGCCGGGTGGAAATCCCTAAGATTCTTTCCGCCGCAACGCAAAGAGCCCACCCTCACGCGCCCGAAAGGGGGTGGCGCGGAGGGTGGGCTCGATACGTGGTCCCCACCATTCGGGGTGGCGGCGGCCGTTGGCTCGACCATGCGGCACCAGCCGCCGCCACGAGCTAGGAGTAGACCACCGCGTGGCCTGCCTCGAGCATGGTCCGGCCGAAGTCCCGACCGCCCGGCAAGGTGATGTCACCGAGCGGCCGGCCGTACTGGTCGAGCTTCCTCGAGGTGAAGATGACGGGCATGGCGGGAGCGAGGAGCGTCATGGCGAAGTCACGGGCGGCGACGCCTTCGGGGGTGTCCATCTCGGGAGCATTGATCCCGATCACCCGGCAGCGGATCGGGTCGCCAGGCGCACCGAGGTGGTGGTGGAACCCTTGGTCGATGGTCATGTAGATCGTGTCGCCGTCGTAGACGTGATCGACAACGGCCGGATACACCCACACAAACCCGGTCATACGGGCACCTTCTTGAAGGTGTGGATGACAGGGTCGCCGGTACCGATGCCTTCGTCGGCGCCACCCACCGTGATGACTGGGTGCTCTTTGTATTCGACGGTCGTTTCGGTGCCCATGTCGGCGACGATTGCTGCGAGCGTCGCGGCGGCCCACTTCGTGCGGGTGAAGTTCGGGGCCGTGTTCGAGAGGACGATGTCGGTGGTCTGTGTGACCACCAGGTGTTCGTTGTCGACCCGGATGATCTCGACCTTGCCGGTCCATCCGCCGGTGACGAGCGGCACGACCGTCACATGGTCGGAGTCGTACAGCGTGAACGGCTGGCCGGGGAACTCTTTGTCGGCGTAGTAGACGGTCATGGTGCTCCTGGTCGGTTGCGGCGGTCAGGGGCAGGGCGGCCGCTCTCATCGGGCGCTCGTCGCCAGAGGCGGGCCACGGCTGGACGGAAGTACTCGACGACCGCCGCCCGGTAGTAGATGGCAGCGGCAGCGAGCGACGGTGGCAGCGCACCACCGGTGATGAACTGTGCGACGAGCGAAGCCAGCTGCGACTGGACGGCCGCGAGGGTCTTGCCGATCGCCTTCGTGATCGTGATCGTCTGTGTCTGCGTCGCGGTGAGCAGCTTGCCGATGGAACGCGCCATCACCGGTGTCTGCGTCTGTGTGCGGGTGAGCACCTTGCCGACGGACCGCACCATCGTCGCCGTCTGTGTCTGTGTGGCGTTCAACGCGCGGAGGAACGCTTTGCTGGCGAGCAGCGTCGGGGTTTGGAGCTCGACCGCCGTAAACGTCTTGGCGATGCTCTTCGTGATCGACACGGTCTGTGTCTGCACGAGGCTGAGCAGCTTGCCGACCTGGCGGACGAGCGTCGGGGTTTGTGTCTGTGTCCGGGTGATGACCTTGCCGACCGAGCGGACCATGCTGACGGTCTGCACCTGCGTCGCGCTCAGGGTCCGCAGGAACGCCTTCGACGCGACGAGCGTCGCGGTCTGCACCTGTGTCGCCGAGAGGAGCTTGCCGACTGACCGGATGATCGTCGGGGTTTGGAGCTCGGTGGCGGTGAGCACCTTGCCGGCGGACTTGACGAGGGTGCGGGTCTGCACCTGTGTCGCCGACATCACCTTGCCGACCTGGCGGACCATCGACACGGTCTGAACTTGGGTGACTGTGAGCACCCGACCGAACGCCTTCGACATGGCGAGCGTCGGTGTCTGCACCTGTGTGACGAGCGCCAGCGGTTTCCCAACACTTTTCACGATCGTCGGGGTCTGCACCTGCGTGGCGGTTGGCACCGTGTGCGTAACGGCCTTGGCGACGGTCGGCGTTTGTGTCTGCGTGACCGTCGGCACGATGTGCGTGACCGCCCGGGCGATCGTCGGGGTCTGGAATTGGTCGACGGTGATGTCTTGTAGGAAGGTGGACGGCCCTACCGCGGACGGCCCGTAGATCGGGCGGGGCAGAGGCCGCTGGGCACCCGCTCGTATCTGGGCGGGTTTCGCCCCGGGGCGGGTCCACAGGCCGAGGCGCCGCCAGTCACCGATCGTGGGGTCAGGAGCGGGAGTACCGCCCGACTCTTTGAACGTAACGAAGAGCTGCCGCGCGCTACCCGCGCCGACCGTGTCAGCGTTCGACGCCGCCGGTGCCGGGGTGCCCGTCTCGTTGATCTTGTAGCAGACAAGCGAAACAAGGTCCTGTGTGCCGAGGTCGAGTTTGGCGACGTCGGTGTAGCCGGCCGGGTTCGTCCATGCGTTTATGCCGCCCGTGTCAATCGAACAGGCGTAGAAAGCGATCTGGTTCCCGGAGATCGCGGCGGCGGCGGTGACCGTGAACGGCGAGGTGCCGTCGTTGGCGGTCGCGCCCGTCGTCGTATCGAACGGCGTCGACGAGTCTTGGCCGGTGACCTCAGCGAGCGCCAGGTTGGAGGTGTTCGATGCACTGTTGACAAGGTTGAGGGTGACCGTGTGCGTCGCGCCACGGGTGCCGGCGTTGTTGTAGTAGGCGGAGACACCGGTGGCGTTCACACCACCGAACAGATGAGGGGTGCAAAGCGAGTAGGTGTTCGACTTGTTGTCGGTGACGTCACCGGCGACCGCGGCGCCCGACGTGTCGTATGTCGGGTTGAACGCCGCGATGAGCGAACCGGCGGTCGTCGCCGAACCGAACGTGACGGCCACCGAGACACCGCCGGTGGTGCTGGCGTTGCCGACGACCTGCGCTACCGCGAGCGCCATGTCATGTCACTTCAGCAGTGAACGTCGAGTTTATGTTCCCGGTTGCGACGGCGGTCAGGCGGACCTGTCGTAGCGGCTGGCCGGTGGCCGGCGTCAAGTCAGGGTTGTGGAACGTGATCGCGGATTGCGGGAGGCCGCGGATGTCTTGGAAGGCATGCGACGAGTGGACGAGGAGACCGGCGGCGTTCGCCGGATGCCCAGGGATGTACACCTCGCCGCATTGGCACAACCGCCACAGCCCGTCGAAGCGGAGCCACAGACCGTCATTCGCTTTGAACGTGGCCGGGCCTGCCTCGCTGATCGAACAGACCGGCCGCCATGTGGCGCCACCGTCAAGCGACATTTCGATCGACAGACTCAGCTTGCCCTGCCCGGTCCACGGGGCAACCGAACCGCGGACCGACTTGATCGCATCGGGAATCGTGAACGGGCCGAAGGTCCGGGTGCCGCTGTTCAAAGTGAACGGGACGGTCGCGACAATGGTCATCCCGCTACTCCTAAAGGGAGGAGGATCACACGACCGGCACGCGGCGTGTTCGATCCAACCGACCCGGTCGGCGCTATGTCATTGGCGCGGAGGAGATCGGCGACAGGGATGTGCAGCGCGTTCGCGATCTGGTTCCATGTCTGCCCGGCCTCTACCTTCCAGAGGAAAGGGGAGAGGAGCGCCACATCGCTACGTGGTCTCGAGGCGGGACGCCATCGACATGATCGTCACTGACCCGGTAGTGACCGACGGGGTGAGCCCAAGCAGGATGCGTTGGTTCGAAGTCGTGTCAATTGACACGGCGGTGAACGGGGCGGTAGCCGGGATCAACGCGACCGTCGTTGTCGACACAAGACCGTAGACACGGCCGGAACCGGCAACCTGGCCGATGCTCGCACCACCGGCGCCGACCGACAGGCATTGGACCTCATAGTGGCAGTGGAAGGTGTTGTTCGTCTGGGATGCCAGCGGCACGAGCGCCGCCGACGCACACACCAGCACCGCCGACGCGATCGCCACCGCTGGTTTCGCGAGGTAGTAGCCGATCGTCAACGTGCCTGGCGTACCGGTCGACGTGTACTTCCCGACGACCGTCGTGTAGATCATCGCGCCCGGCGTCAACCAGTGCGCGGGGATCTCACCTGCCGGTAGCGGTGTGGCATCGGTGAGCGACGCGGGGGTTGTGACCGCTGGCCCAGCGGCGATCCCCATAGGCAGAACAGGACCGATGTACGGCATTAGCTAACCTCTCCGCGACTCAACTGAATTTCACCTTCACGGTGAAGGCGATGCTGTCGCCGGAGGCGAGGCCGATGCCGACGAAGTCGCCTTTCAGGTAGAGGGTGCCGGAGGCGATCGTCACGTTGTCCCATAGGCCAGCGTTCGTGACGGTGCCGGCGCCGGTCGCGGTGCGGGTGGCGACGACCTGATACGTGTCGTTCGTCTGTGTGGTCGTGACACGCGACGAGGTGCCCGCCGTACGTGATCCGGTCGTCGTCGTCAGGTCGACCGCCACCTCAGTGAAGAGGGTTGTGTCGCCGACGGCGGCGGTGCCCGCGCCGGTACCCCAACCGACGTTGAGCGGTTCGGTGCCCGCGCCGAGCATGCGGTTGGGCGGGATCGCTTGCCCGACGTTCGTTATGACGGTCGCCATGGGGTCACCTTTCGTAGCAACGTGCGCCACCATGGACGCTTGTAGGAGTCGAGGACGCCGAGGTGTTCGACGGTGCCGTCAGCCCGGTAGACGGTCGCCTCGATCCACGCTTCGGCTATCTGGTCGGCGTGTACGTCCATCACACGACCGCCTTCACGATGATGATCACGAGGATGACGACGACGAGGAGGACGATGAGGCCCATCAGAGGAGGAGCAGCCCGAGCGCGACGCAGCTGGCGCACGCGCAGTGCAGCGCGCTCGCCCATGCCTTGCCGGCGGCGAACATGATCGTGCCGAGGACACCGACGATCACGCCGACGAGTAGCACGACCTGCGCTAGGTCACGGTTGCTGGTGAACAGTTCGGCGAACATCACGCGGGCTTCGCTGTCGAGGCGGGTGAGATGGTGCCGGCGCGGGCCGATGCGATGGCACCCTTGACGACGGCGAGCGCGGCGGCGAGCGCGGACAGGCCAGCGGCCCGTAGCGTCGAGATGTCCCAATTCGCGACGCCCGCGACGAGGACGATCGACAGGAACGTCTCGACGAACGTCCAGAAGGTCCGTTCGGCTACGTCGATCAGCCATTGCTTCGTGAACATGCTTCTCCCTTGGTAGGTCGGATGGGTCAGGACCGGCGCCAGAAGTCGGGGCTACCGAACTCGCAGAACTCGTGGCCCGTCGTGTTCTCGTTGAAGATGGCCATCCAGTTCCAGACACCGGAGACCCGCGCACCGTTTGAGCACTTGATCGCGATGAGCGGCGTCTCCGCGTCCATCTGCGAATGTGGGCCTTGCATGTAGGTGCCGCCCTGCCGCACCCACCTCGAGCACACCGTGCCGTTCAGACCGCTACACGCTTCGGTTTGGTGGATCGTCGGGTTCGAGTTCGGGGAGTAGGTCGGCTGGGAGAACCCGTCGACGGCGCTAGCGCGGCCGCCAACGGTGACGCCGAGCGCGACAACGAGAAGGGCAAGGACGTATCGCAAAAGAACTCCTCAGGTCGTAGGTGGCGCCGGGTCCGTCGGTGGCGGATCGGTCGAGGGTGGGATGGTGGTCGTCTCCGGCGGGTCCGTCGGCGGCGGATCGGTGGGTGGCGGATCGGTGGGTGGCGGGGCCGACGTCGCGGGTGGATCCGTCGACCCCGCCATGGTTTGTGTCGGTGTCTCCACCGACGACGGGGTGACCGTTGTCGTGGTGCGCACCACACGGACAACGAGAGGGTCGATGAGCCGTACCGGGATGGTGGTCGCGGTGCTACCCATGCGGAACCGGGGTCGTGGTGTGTCGCCGACAGCGAGCACGGGCGGCGGAGTCGATGATGGAATGATTGAATCATTCGGCAACGTCACGACCGGCGGGTAGGTCGTCGTTGTCGCCCTCGGTGCTGTCGTGACGACCCGCGGCCGTGGCACGGTGATCTGTTCGAACGTGTCGGTCACTTGTGGTGGCGGCGGGTCGCTGTGCTGGTCGACCTTCCCGATGCCGGAGAGGCCGACCATGAACACGAACGCACCGACGACGATCCCAACGAGTGCCGCCCCGATCGCTGCCCGCATGACCCAACCCCCTAGTGAGCGAGAAGAGCGATCAGCACACCGCCGATCGCGATGACCACAGTCACAGCCGTGATGACGTACCCGATCGCGAGTTGCCCGCCCCGTGCTGCACCGGCCGACTTGTCGACCCGTGCCGAAAGGTCGTTCAACTTTTCGGACATCGCGTTGATGCGAGTCTCGGCTTCGTTGCGTGGCATGAGCGTCGCGGCCTGATCGGCGAGCTGCCCACGGAACTCGTTGACGGCCTCGAACCGCCGCGCGGCTGCCGTCTCCGCTTTGTTGACGGCTTTCTCAGCGGCGAGGAGCGCCGCTTCGACGGCCTTATCTGCCGCCCGGAACCGTTCGTCGCTGTACTTGCTCTGCTCGTTTATCAGCCGCTCGAGGTGCACGCGGAGTGTGTCTACGGTCCACCCGGACGGCCGCTCCTCCGTCTCGCCGCTCATGCCCTCCACCTCCATGCGCCCAATATCCAAAGAGCATCCCGACATAAAACATGGCGATCCCGAACGCGCCCGCCACGATGACCACAGTCATTCAGTCGTCGAGTTCGCCGAACAGATAGGCGATCAGCCGCTGATACCTGTCACACCAGCAGTGCCAGAGATCCCAGATCACGAGTCGGGGACCACGATGTGGACGGTGCCCGCCACGTTGATCTCACCGCCGTGGAGCGCCGCCAGGATCGCGTCCATCGTCGTCTGGAGGTCGCGGACTGCGACGGTCAGCTCGGTAACGATCGCAGTGTTCTTCGTTGCCGCATCGTTCGCTTGTGTCGCCTGGATGCGGGCCTGATCCGCGGTGCCGACGGCAGTGATCGCATCCTGGTGGATGTGTTGGATGAACAGAGCCGGCGGGTACTGCTGACCGTCGAGCAGCGACGTGATCTTCGGGGCGTCCCACACAGATTGCGCCTCCTGAGTGGATAGAGCCATGTCGTCCTCCTTTGGAGGATCTGCGTTTTCGAACTTGAGGACCGCCGCCGGGATGGCGTCACCTTCGATGTAAACCCAATGCCACCGCTCCGAAACGGCTTCACCCCACGACCAGCCGTAGGTACGGCCGTGGATGTTCAACCAATCCCACAAGGTCGTGGCCGGCCCCGACGAGTCAGGGTCCACCTCGAGCGACACGACCTGTCCGCTCGGCAACCGGATCGCCATGTCGGAGGCGAGACCCCACCCGTGGTTTGAGGTGCCCGGTAGGGCGGCACCTGCTGCCCCTGGCTTCAGCCAGTAGCGGACACCGTTGAACACTTCGGTGCGTTGCCCTGGCTGCGGGACCGTCGTGTAACGCTGCAGGAACAAGGTGACTTGCGCGGCGTACGACCGGTAGGCGCCGACCGACGCGACGTTGATCCCGTCATGTAGAGCAGCGACGGCGAGGGCACGTAAAGCCCGGGCGGCCTGCAACTGGAAACCGCCGATCCCGGCGATCACCATCAGCTGTGAGTTGGGTAGCTGCCCGTTCGCGATCCCGCTCAGACTGGCAGGGAAGTGGAGGTACGGGAGCGCCACATTCACACACCCCAAATCAGGTTGGCGTCGGCGACGGTGAACGGCGGTTCGGGTACGAACCCGCCGATCGGCCACTGCCCCCAGTCGGCCGCGAGCACAAGGTTTTCGTCGTAGGCGGACGGTGGGAACTGCGGGAACGACTTCGAGGTGAGCTGCTTGAGCACGACATGGTTCGACGGGACCTGGGACCATGAGGCCGCCGCGGGTTGCCAACCGCCGGTTATCAGGTCGGCGTGCCAGCAGGCTTCAATGACGTTCGTGCCGGCGTACACCATCTGACGGCCGGTGCCCGACCCGTCGACACAACCGCTCACGTAGGCGACAGCGGTACCCACGTTGTTCACCTGGTCCCCGGAGTCGATAGCGAAGGCGATCGGCCGAGAGTCTGGATGGCCGAGCGCTCGGGCCTGCGCGCGTGCCGCCCGACCGTGTATGAGGCCGGCTTGTCTGCCGCCCTGCCATGATGTCGACGCATCTTCGAAGCCGAGGAGCACGGCGAGGCCGGCGGCGTGGAGCGCGTCGTATTCGGGTTTCGTGATCCTCTTCGCCGAGCTCGTCGTGGTCAGGTAGCGCTGCACACCGACGATCCCCGCGGCCTTCAGCGCGTGCGGGTCGGGCCGCCAGAACGAATAGTCGAACACGGTCGGGCGGGTGGCGACGACGGCGTCGAAGAGGTGAAGCCGGTAGGCGAGGTGGGCGGCGCGGCCGGTCATGCGAGGTCGTATTGAAACGAGAAGACGATCGCATCCGACGACGCGACAGCAAGAGCGAAGTCCGACGTCGACGTGCCCAGGTATTCTGTGACTTGCCTGTTCGAGGCGGTGCCCATGAACTGCATGACGGTCGTGGCGGTCGTGGACGCAATGAACGGATAGACGACACCGGTGGAGGAGTCGTAGAGCACGCCTTGCCCGACGCCGTAGATGCCGGAACCGGCGGCGGTCAACGCGGCGGGCAGGTTCACGGCGATGACGACGAGCGCGGTACCCGAGCTGGTGATGTCGAGCCGCACCTCACCGTGTACCCGGCCACCCGCACGCACATAGGTGGCACGGGTGACCGTCGCGGACACGGTGACACCTTGCGTCAGTACCGGCGTCCAGAGCTGCGGTTTGCAATCGAACGCTGCCCAGCCGACGCCTTGGTAAATGTAGAGGGTGTGCGTCAACGTGACGTACGCACAGGCGCCTTCCCACGGTGCAGTGAAGAACGAGTCGCGGTCGGCGGTGGTCGCGAACTCGTTGACCACCCGGTCACGGATGGCGTTGCCCCACGTCGCCTCGATGCGGCCGGTGGTACCGATGACATCCGCGATGGCGCCGGGCTTAGGGTAGGTCGTCAAAGATCGGCCCTCCCCGGGCGGTCAGGTCGGATACGCCGCGAGACTGATCGTGGCCGTCCACTTCAGCTGGCCGCCGCCCGGGTTCGTGACTCGATGCGTGAACCCTTCGACGTAACCGACCTGCGTCTCGATTTGCCCGGACGGATGCTGAACCCGCGCGGTCGCGTTGTGAAACACCTGAAGAAACGAAATGTTCGAATACAGGGTCGCCGGCTGAAGATCACAGTCGACCTCGACGGCAGAGATGCCTTTGTCGTCCCATGCGTGCATATCGATGACGGCCTGCAGGATCGTGGCGACCGTCGCCTCTGACTGGCAGATCAGGTCGCGGCGCGGCCAGCCGTTACCGGAGTCGATCCGTCCGAACTTCGACACAGACAGGGCATCCGAAATGGATTGTTCGGTGCCACCCACGATCGCACCGATCGCCGTGTTCAGCAGCCGAGACTTGTCGGCGTACGGCGTGTAGCCATCGACGGGGATGGGCCGCTCAGCGCCGGCCGGGTTGTTCGAGAACGTGATCGCCGTGCCACCCGCGGCGTCCGGGTTGTTCACGAGGATGCCGCCATCGGGATAGCTGTAGATGTAGGTCCCCACCGAGTCGCCCGTCTTGTACAGCTCCTCGATGCGGTTCCCGGCGAGGGTGGTGGCCTGCAACGTCGCCGACGACCATGTGCCGGGGATCGAACCGATCCAGTAGCCGAACGGCCACCCGGCATCAGCGAGGAGTCGCACGACCCGGGTGTTCGCTGTCTCGCCCGCCCCGACCTCGGTCTGTTCGAGACCGTTGAACGCGGCGAGGTCGGCGATGAGCTCGACCAAGTGGACGGTTACCCATGCGTCGACGCCTTCGGCGTTGTGATCTTCGACCGCTTCGATGCGGCCCGTGAAATTCGTGTGCGACTGCTGGTCGCCTGTCGCGTCGAGGTAGGTGTTCGCGATCCGCATGATCGCCCCGGCCCGGAACCACGAGACACCGTTCTCGAGGAACCCACCGGTTGTCGCCCACGGCGAAAGGTCACCGGCCGCGTTCTCCAAGTCGATGGTCGCGGTGCCGACCCGGGGCCGGTCGCCTGGCTGATCGGCACCCTGTGTCCATGTGACACCACGGATACGTGACGTCATGTCCTGCCAGCGGCCGGGGCCACCCCACGCGCCAAGGTTCCAGAAGTCGCCGTCGGCACCCGACGACCAGGTGCCACCACCGGCGTCGACGGTGTTGAGTACCTGCACCGAGAACTTGACTTGGTAGGTCGTGTCGAGCTGCGCGCATCGCTGCCCAAACGAACGCATGGTCTGCTGCCGCATCGACGCCCGAAGGTCACGGGCCACAGGTACCGCCGCCGGGTCCGAGGGGCGGAGCGCGATGGCGTGGCCGATCCACCCGCCGCCAGCCGTGAACGAACCGAAGAACCCGAAGTCGTGGGTACGGTTCGCGTCGGTCTGTGTGGTCAGCATGTTCGGGTGGAACACACCAGCTGTGGAGGCACCAACCGAGATGTAGTTCGAACCTTCGAACATTTTGAACGGCGAAATCGTTGAGTCGTCCTGTAGGAGGACGCCACCCGTCGGCGCGTTCTTCGCACTCACCAATGTCATGATCGGCGCCGCCGGGGTGACCGTGTCTCCCACATCGGGACCCGTGAACGACGACGCGGTGTCCGTCGCCGCGACGATCGCCACGTCCTCAGGGGTGGCCGACAGGTTCCGCCAAATCGAAAGGGTCGACGCCGCGGTCTGTGCCGCCGGGATCGTCACCGTGGGTGCTGCGTCGCCGTTCGCGAGCACCCGGCGGTAGGTGTGCATCACATGGGTAGTGGTGCGCTGTGTGCGCAGCAGGAGGGTGTATCCGGTGGGTGTGGTGACAGCACCGTTCCCGGCGACCTGCTGCAAGTTGAGGTAGGCGACGTCGCCGGCCACCGCCACATAGCCGGTCGGGTACGTCGTCGGGAGTGACGTGCCGGCCGACACGTCGAACGGCCCCGTCCCGAGGTGGAGCGCCTCGGTCATCGCGAGCCGTTACGCGCCAGGTATCGCTTCTGTGCCGCGACCACCATCGTCGGATCGGTGCCAGCCGGGAAGTTGTTGATGATGGTCGTCCCACTCGTCCCGGTGGAGCGTGGCGCGCTGGTGGCCGAACCTGAAGCCGACATCATTCGGCGTGTCTGGTCGGCGGGGACGATCGCACCGGCGTCCTTCGAGACGAACAACTCGGGACCCTTCTCGCCGACGAGGTATTGCACACCGGGGGCGACTGGACCGCCAGCGGCGTGCGGGATTGAAACCGTCAACTGGCGCCCTGCGTTGGCGAGCGCCGCGAGGCGCGCGTGGATGGCGGCGAGCGGCCCGGCCGTCTGGTCGTTGATGCCGACGGACGGCGTCGCGTGCGTCGAGTCGAGCGCGGTCAACTTGCCGCGGATGCCGGTGATCGGACCGTCGGTCTGGTTGTTGATGGTGACGGTCGGGTTCGGTTTCTGGTCGCCGGTCGTCTTCAGCTTGGAGATGACACCGTCGAGCGCCGCCTTCACGTTCGGACTCGCCGTGGACGCCAGATAGTTGAGGGTGTCGATGAACGCCTGGTTACCGGCCTCCGCACCGCCCGCCGCTTCGGCTTGCTTCCGGTTCTTGTCCGCGAGGTTGATTGCGGCTTGCGCCGCCTTGTCGTAGGCGATCTGTTGTTCGAGCGCCGTCTTGCTTGTGTCCTGCCCGGCCTCATCGGCCGCCTTGAAAGCTTCGACGACTGCCTGTTGTGCGGCGTGCACAGCGAACGTCGCCGACACGTTGGCGAGTTCGGTGTTGTTGAGGCTGATGATTCCAGCGTTCAACGCTTCGACACCTTGAAGCGCCGCGTAAGCCGACTCCGAGATAATCGGACCCATCTGCGGTGCCGGCCCAGTGATGAGCCCGGTCAAACCTTCGTTGATGCTGCGGAGCCGTTCCTCGACGGGTTCGAACTCTGGGGCGGTCCCGGTCAACTCGTGGAACGCGCCGATGAGGACGTCGGCGTGGTACTTGGCTTGGGCGAGGATGTCACCCCAACCCATGAACGGCGAGTTCTCGCCACCGGTCTTAGCGCGTAGCTCGTCGAGCGCGCCGACCGTGTCGTGGATCGTTTGGATGATGAACGTGAGGCCCTCGGCACCGGCGGCGACAACCGGGATGAGGTACTGCCCGATCGCGATTTGCACCCGGTCGATTTCGTCTTCGAAGTTCTTGAACGCATCCCGGGCCTCGAGCGCCCGCTGCGCCTCCTCCGGGTTGATCGCCTGCTCGTCGGATACCGCGGCGAGCTTCGTGCGTAGCTGGTCGGCCGACGTACCCAAGAGTTCGGCCATGCCTTGGAAGCCGCGGCCGAACAGCTTGCTGGCCTCGTTGGCACGTTCGAGCGGGTCCTTGATGCCTTGGAGGTGTTCGATGACGTTGAGGAACGTCGCGTTGAGGTCGACCGACCCGTCTTTAGCGGTGACGACCAGATCGCCGAACGCGGCACGGTTCGCCGCGATCGCCTTCTCCATCTTGCCGAACGCGGTCTGTACCGTCTCGGCACCAATGCCGACGTCGCTGGCGACCTCGATCCAGCGTGACGCCTCCTCAACGCCGAGCCCGGTGGCCTTCGAGAACTTGTCGGCGGCGATCGCTGTGTCTTGGAACTTGGCGATCGACTTCGCGGCGAACGTCGCCACGGCCGTCGCCACGCCGGCCAGCGCCACGGGGCCGGCCTGGGCGATCATGTCGAAGGCTCCGCTACCCGCGGCCTTCAGCTTCCCGAAGCCGCCCTCGGCCTCACCGATCTTCGTCTTCAACTGACCGAGCGAGGAGGCCGCCTTATCCGAGACGACGTCGATCAGGATGCGAACTTGTTCGGTGAAGCCAGCCATCAGAAGACACCTCGAATCGCGCGCTGCACCTCTTCATCGACGAACCGTGGTACCGCACGCTCGACGGGCCCGTAGGTCTTCCGCCATGCGCCACGGGCCGGGACGTTGGCTCGTTGGTAGGTGCCGACCGACCCCCGCTTGCGGCGAGCAGCTCCACGCCGACGCGGCGCCTTCCATGTACCACCCGCCTTGTATGAACCGAGCTCAAGCAACGCGGCCAAGGGCGGCACCGTCGGGACGATCGCGACTTCGCTGCCCGCCTGGTCGCGGAGCTTGGCGCCCACCTTGCCGCCTCTGCTGCGTCCACGTCCCCAATGAGAGAGGCTCTTCGGGTCGACCGCGTTCGCGGCGATCGGCACCGCACGCGCCCCGACCCGGTGTGTGATGGCTGCCAGCGCGCGGCCGTCGAACTGTCCCTGTAGACGGTCGACCTTCGCGGCGACCTCAGCCATCGACGTCGAAACACCCATCAGACGTACACCTCGGTCGGCGCCGCGGTGAGCGGGAATGTCTCCGTATCCGAACTCACCTCTCCGACGCCACCGCCGTAGCCAACACCCGTCACCAGAAACCGCCCCGACCACTTCGGGTTCGCCGTCGACACTGGCCCAGCTTTGAACGTGCCTTCGTAGTAGAGCGAACCGGGTGGCGACGCCGCGAGGTCCGCCACCGCCGCTATGAACTGGCGGGTCAGGAGTGTCGCCGACGTGGCGTCAGGATTCGAGAAGTAGACGAGCTCGACCGTCCAGTCGGCGAACCCGACCCGTGTGGACCGCACCGTCGACGCCAACGTCGGAGGGATCGGCACGAGATCACGGTCACATTGGAAACGGAACGACGCCACCACACCGCTCACATCCACCGCGGTGCCTGCCGACGCGCCGACCTTCAGGCCGCCAACGATGACGAACGGGGCACCGCCGGGCATCGCGCGCTAGGCCGTCGGGTAAGTCAAACCGGTTTGGCTTGCGTTCCGGAACTCAGCCTGAATCTCCGTCGGTTCACCAACCGCACCGTCGAGCATGGAGTAGTTCATCAGCAGTGCAGACATGAGCGCCGCCGGATTCGTAGGCGCTCGAGCGCCGCTGGTGGCTCGCACTTCGATGGTGACCGGGGTGGTCGACCCGATGAGCGGCTGCAGGGTGGCGTGTGTCTTGCCGGCCGCGAAGTCCTGGAAGATCGTCACGGAGATCGTCGCGTCGCCCAAACCCTTCATGATCGCCTTCGACGTCGCGCCGAAACAGGTGATGTCCTTCTCGTCGCGGGTGTCCGTGACCGTCACCTGATTCGAGTGGTCGGACAGCGTGACGCCGTTGATGCTGATGAACGCATCGGTGAGGGTGAAGATGGCCACGGGTTACTCCTTGGCTTTCTTGGCGGTGGACTTGGTGGCCCGCTTGGCGGTGGTCTTCGCTACGGGCTTCGACGCGCGCTTGGTGGGTGTCTCGACCCGTTCGATGTGGCCACCCGCGATGAGTGCGGCTTCGTTCTCGATGAGGAACGCCTCTTCGAACGTTTCGCCTTGCGGGTGGACGTAGTTGTCGGAGACGACCCGGTAGGTGCGAGGCACCAACTCGAGCAGCCCGGAACCAAGGGCGTCTTGTTCGTCGGCGACGCTCAGGTCGAGTTCGAGGACGCCGGTGCCGTAGGCGGCTTCGGCTGGTTTCGTCAAAGCCCGGTAGGTGTTCGTCATGGTGCTTGCAACTTCACGCAAGCAACGGTCGTGTTCGTCGACGTGCCGGAGTACGTGATCGTGCACAGCCCGGTTGTCGGGTCTTTGAACAGGCCGGCGGAGATCGGGCCGATCATCTTGTCGCCGGTTGTCGCCGGGATGATGATCGCCGGGTTCGTGTAGGCCACGTTCGGGTAGCCGGACGCCCCGGACGGGATCGCCAGCGTCACGGTGCATGTCGCCGCGTTCGTGTTCTTGAAGTGGAGGAAGATGTCATCGCCGACCTCGCATGCATCACCACCACCGGCCACCGCCGCATAGGTAGGCGTGATCCCGACGCGCGAGATCGACTGAGTTGTAAGGGTGGCCATTCAGTGTCCTCCTAGGACGCGGTGGAACCAATGAGGAAGCGGACGGCGCCGCCCCACGCGTTGTAACCGGCGATCTCTTCGAGGCCGAGCTGCCGGCATGACATCGCAACGGCGTTGATCCCGGGGATGCCGAGCGTCTTGTCGTTATCGACCGCAGCGACGATCGACTTCGGGCCGGTCCAGTCGAGGTATTCGAAGAGGTCGCGTTGCATGCGGTCGACGACCGCCGAGACGAGCACGACAACCTCGAGTTCGAGGCGAACGAATCCTTTGGCCATCGCGCGTCGGTAGTCGATGTCGGGTGGAAGGATCAGCGCGGCCGGATAGTCGGCGGCACCGGGTACATGGTCGAAGACACGCAGCCCGTCGATTGAGCGAAGCTGGGATTCGAGCCCCTCGATGATGTCGACGAGGCGGACCGCAGTCATGCGATGGCAGGAATGCGGTAGGGAGCAAGCAGAGCCGCCACGTCGTTGTCGACCTGGCCGATGCGTACGACACCGAACTCGCCCCAACCCGCGACACCCTCGGGGGATTTGCGGCGCTGGAGCATGCGCGACGTCTGCATCCGACACGCCAAGTTGACAGCCGACGGCACCGCCGCCTCGCCCGGTGTGCCGGTCACCTGCACGAGGCCGAGCCGGCCGAACGGGTAGCGGATCGGGAACGTACGGGTGCTGATCGCCCGGATCTCGGTGTACGCCTGCGGTTCAGGCGAGGAGACGTCGAGCGGCAGAAGCTGGTAGTCCGACGCCGACCACGTCGTCTCGAAGACGCCGTCCTGATTGTCGTCAGTCTTCACCAGGGTCACGGCCGAGTAGGCGCCGATCTCGACGCTGTAGCGGTCGTAGCTGTCGAACACGCGGGCGGTGCCGGCCGTGCTCGACCAGAACTGGCGGCCGCAGTACTCGTCGATCCAGCGGGAGGCCGCGGTGATGATGTCCTCGAGCAGCGAGTCATCGAGGCTGTCGGTCAGCCCAACCCACTGTTTCGCTTCCGGGACCGTGCAGTAGCCGTTCGTAACCGTCACGGCACAATCCGGAACTGGACGTTGGGTGGTTCGATGAGTTCTTGGCGGGGCTCGCGCGCTGGTTTCACGGCGTGGAGCCGGGCAATGATTTGGGTGACGACGTTGCGGAGGATCATCACGTCTCGCATGATCTCCTCGTTCGGCACACCGGTGTAGAGCGCCGGCAGGTCGAGCGTCAGGACGTCGATCGCCCAGTCACCCCGAAATCCGTAGTCGGCTCGATGGTAGAAGGGTTGGCCGAAGTAGTCGAAGGACCGTAGGAACATGGCGCGCACATGCGTCGGGTCTTCCCACGCATCATCAGATGAGCCGTACGGGCAGGCGATGTCCATGGTCGCCCCGGGCTTCGCGGCCCTCCACAGTTCGGCCATGAGCGGCAGCGGGTAGTGGAGGTGTTCGAGCGCGTGGATCATCACGAACTCGTCGACCGAATCGTCGGGCCATGGCAGCGTGACCTTCTCGGGGTCGTCGAGGTTGGCCACGACGTCGACGCCGGGCAGCGGGACACAGTCGACGTTCACCCATCCGGGTAGCGCGCGGCGCCCACATCCGAGGTTCACCTTCATGCGTTCACCTCGAATTGCTCGGCGTAGGCGGCACGCTGCGCCAGGTACAGATCTTCGTCCGCTACAAACGTCTTCACATGGCCCGTCTTGGCGGCCGTGTCAAGGTGGATCGGGTAGCCGAACTTCCCGGCCCGGATGCAGAAGAAGTGGTCCTCGGAGCAGACCTTGCCGTAGAGCACCGACTCTCGGAACCATGGCAGCGGATGCCCGTCTTCCCGCCACCGCTTGTCGGCCAATACTGACCGGTGGATCAGTATGCATGCGGCGCCTGTCGAACCGACCGGCACAACACTGTCCCGCGGGTAGTCAGACCAGTGGATCATTCCGGTCTCACCGAACGTGTAGACGGTCGGGAACAACTCGAGTGGTGTGGCGAGACAGTCGTTGAACCGTTCGACGCCGTCGATCTTGACGGGCCGAACCCCAAAACACAACCCTCCCACGATCGGCCGTGCTTTGGGGTCGGCGGTCGCGAGTAGCCGTTCGAGGATGTGATCCCCGAACGTCATGTCGCTGTCGATCATCCACAGCCAATCGGGCTTTCCTCGGTGGGCGAGGAAATCCGAGACGATCTGGCAGCGGGCGGTCGAGATGTTCGCTGAGGATTCCTGGTCGAGCTCGCCGACGACCTGACGGGTACGCACCGCGTCCCGCATCAGGACCATGGTGAGGCAGCGGCGGAACTGCGGAGCGATGCTGTCAGACCGGTGGCAGAACCCGACCAGGACGCTCACTTCTTTGGCCGTGGCGTAGGTGGCCGATACACCTCCGTCTTCCGAGGCCGACCCGGCCCGCGCCGCACCTCACCCGGCGCCGCCGTCGCCTGCTCCACCGGAGGCCGGAGAGGTTGAGCCGACGGGGCCTTGATGCGGTGCGGGTTGTCCTGGATGTCGACGAACATGTCCGGCCGTGCCTTCACGAACGGATGATCGTCGTCGTACTCGTCGTCCTCGGAGACGACCTGGATCATGTCGCCGACGCTGAACGCGAACGACTGCCTAGCGCGCTTCGCCACGGCTCAGGGCTTCGCGGAGGCGACGCCGGAGATCGCCGCATTCATGTTGTCGATCGTCGTCGACAGCTGCGTCAGGTCAGTCGCCATGCTCGGAAACTCGAGCTGCGTACGCAGATCCGAGAACGCTTGGGTCAACTCGTTCTGTGCGTCGCGGAGCGCCTTGCTGTCCTCGTTCGACAGGAACGAGTTCCGGGCACCGTGCGCGGTGATGTCGCCGACCGCGGCGGTCAGATCGTCGATCGCTGCCATGAGCGGTGTGAGGTTGACTTCCTCGCCGGCGTCGACCACCTTCTTGACATCGCCGAACGCATCGGCCACCTCGGACTGTGCGTCGTTCAACGCCGACTTGAACCCGTCGACGGTTGCCTTGCGTTGCCGTTCGGCTTCCTTCGTTGCCTTGGTACCCGTCGGGGTCGCCTTCGGTGCCGGGGTTGGGGTGACGGTCTCGGGCATGTTGATCCTTTCGTGGGTTCGCATTGTGGGGTTCCCCCCGCGGACCGATGGGCCGGCCCGCGGGGAGAGTATTTCCCGGGTTCGTGACACTCAGACATGGAATGACTGAATGTCGAGTGCTACAAGAGCAGAACCCGGAACGCGTTGGCGTCGGCCACACCCGACCCAACACGCCAGTGCATCAGCCAAGCCCTCGTACCCGACGGCCGGCCGGTCGCCTGATCGAAGACGTTGGGGATGAACTCCACCGACATGCCGACCCGGTCGATGATGTAGAACTGCCGGAAGTCGCCATACAAGGCGATGTTCTGGCCGGTCGTAACCGTCGTCGCCATCGTCGACGCCTCGATGAGCGGATCGCCGAGCAGCCGGGGAGGCTGGCCGTTGGAGAGATCCGTGAGGAACGCGTGATAGTTATTGGATGTCGCAAATTGGCGAACCGTGTCGATGATGTTCACGGACATCATCCACGCCGTCGTCTCGGCACGATGCCGATACCGGGCAGGCAGCGCGGCGTGCAGCTTGTAGAGGTCGCCGACCACGAACGTACCGCCGGTCGCCGGAGCGACACGCGAAGCGGTGACCGCCGTGACGTCGGTGACGACGCCGTGCGGAGCTGAGCCGGAACCCGTCGCGAACTGCGTCCCTTCGTAGTTGTTCTTAGCGTCGGCGAACCACTCCTGCATGTCCTGCCCGAGCCGGTCGATATCCTCGAACGCCTCGAACGACGCCGGGATGTAGGCACCGATCTTGTACGTCGGGATCTGGATCTGCGCGACGGCCGGCGCCTTGTCAGCGAACGCCGCGTTTTCACCGAGGAGCTCGGCGACGCCCTGGGCGACGTTCGAACCGTTGTAGACGAGCGTCGAAATCTGCTTGACGTTCGCAACATCACGGATCGGGTTCCACGCCCCGGCGCCCGTAATCGAGAAACTCGGGTCCATGTAAAGCGGCACCATGAACCCACCGGTGGCACCGGTGCCGGAGGTAAACGCGCGGTACTCGGCGTTGGCCCGGTCGAGAAGCTTCGCGTCGTAGGCGTGCTTCCCGGTGAGGTAGCCGAGGAACGCTTCACGGTACTCGTCTGAACCGGTCGTCACGGCGAGCCGTGCCGCGATTTCGCCGACGCCACCGCCGCGCTCGATGAGCCGCGACATCTGGTCGGCTTCGTCGTCGGTACGGAACTTCGCCGACATGGCGTCGATGGCTCGACGGCCATGACTCAACGACTGGCCGGGGTCAAGGTTGCGGAGCTCGACGTTGAACGGGTTCTCGGTGCGGACCGTGTTGAAGTTCACGGAGCCGGCGGCCAGCGCCCGGTCTTGACGTTCCTGGAGATCCTTGCGGCGCTCCTCGAGGGAGTCCCACTCGTTGCGCAGGCCGTTGTACTCGGCGCGCTCACCGGTGTTCTCATCACCTTCGAGCTTGTCTTTGGTGCCGAGCTCGTCATAGCGCGGCTTGATTTCCTTCATCCTCTCGAGGACGTAGTCCAGCGGATTCATCTTGTCTCCTGATGTAGACGTGCGAGGTGAGCGTCGAACTCCACGGTGCTTTGCTTGTGCCGCATGATTCGATGCTCGTCGGGACTCCACGTCTGCGGGCCGTCGGCCGCTGCACTCGTGGCCTGCGTTGTGTCGGGGGAGCCGTCGGCTGCCCTCTCCACGCTTTGCGCCGGGATGCCGGCGATGATCTGTTCGACGGTCTTGATCCCGACGCGCTCAATCAAGCGAGCAGCGAAGCGGGGATCACTGACCACCGAATCGAGGAACCTGTCGGTGCCGCATCGGACCGCCGCCGTGGCGGCCTCATAGGCAGGGAAGGTGACCGGGCCGAACTCGTAGAGGTCGAGCGCCTCGATGGTGCGCTCCGAGAGCCGTGCCGGGTTCTTGGCCGTGGACTTCTCAGGGTCGACCCACGACTCACCGGTCACCTTGAACCGGAACGACGCACCAAGCAGCCCAGCCTTCGCGGCCGGCATGATGAAATCCCGGTTGTACGGCACGAGCGTGCCATCCGCGCCGCGGAGAAGGCTGACTTCGTAGTACGCGCCTTTGGTGTCCTCGCGTAGGACATCGATCGAACCGAGCGGCTTGTTGCCGAGCTGCGGGTCTTGGCCGTGGTCGTACAGCACCTTGATCTGGTCGCCGCGCGCTCTGATCGTCTCAGCGAACGCACCGGGTGCGATCCGCTCAAGGAAGTTGCCTTCCCACGCAGAGTTGATTTCGGTCCATGTGTCGAACACAGCGAAGTGCCCGAACAGGGTGCCGCCGTCGCCTTCGGTGTCAGCCTGGGCGCGGAGCTCGGCCGACTCGGGGCCGAACAGTGCGCGTACCAGATTGTCGACCGGCGCGGCCGTAGAGACGAACCGCTCCGGGCCTTTCTCGCCGACATACATGGTGGAGCTCATGCTGTCCTCGTTCGCGTACAGGGCCGCCAGCTGTTTCGCCGCGGCCGCTTTCGTTGGGTGGCAGCCCGCAGTGGAGCCGTCGCTGTCTTTGATGACCGCCCACGGTTTCGACGCCGGACAGGAGCCGCCGCCGTTGGCGATGTGCCAAGGCATCTACGGTTCCGACGGCAAGATCACAGACGGGGCCGGCGCCGCGAACGGCGGGATGCCCGGCACATCGAACTCAGGCCCGAAGCTGGGTTGGTCCTCGAGCGCCCGGACCTCGTTGACGGTCGTCGTCCGGTTGGCCAAGTTCACGGCGTACGCCTCGAACCGTGACTTCGGGTCGGCCCGCAGGATGGCGTTGCGGTTCAACTTGACGGCCAGCGGGCGGGGCACGATCTCGGTTAGGGCGTACTCGACCCGGACGTAGTAGCCGTCGAGCGAATGCTTCAGATAGTTGACGTCTGCTTCGGTCACGTTGGCGTAGGTGATCGACTCGCCGGAGACCGCGCCGTACACCATCGACGGTGGCACCCGCCAGAACCGGCACGCCTGCTCCACCTCGAACCGCATCAGATCGATGAACTGCGAATCGGAAGGGCTGATTTGGATCTGTTCGTACTTCAGATCGGCGCCCATCACCGCCGGCTCACGGTTCCCGGCGGTCGCGCGCCGGAACGAGTCCTTGATCCCTTGCGCTTGCTGCTGTGTCAGATCCTTCGCTGAGTAGATGATCGACGACGGGTGACCACCGTCAGTGAAGAACTGGCTCGAGAAGTCCTCCGCGGCGAGCGACGTCCCGATCGTCTTCGCGGCGTACGCCACCGGCGACAAACCGAACGGGCAGCCCGGCAGGACAACCCGGCCCGGTACGTGCCACACGTCGCCGAACGGCCACAACTTGTGAACCTCGTTGTCGACCGTGACCTGCGGGATGCCCTTCTCGACTTTGCGTTCCCGCACATCGTACGGGTTGAGGAGCTCGATCGTGTTCGGGAAAGCCTGCGTCGTGAACGACGTGATCTGCCCGAAGGCGTTGCCGTCGGTCACCATCGACCAGCCGAGCTGATTCCGCCATACATCGGTCCGGACGACGCCCGACGGCCGAAGAATCACGTTCGGTATCTGCGCGGCGCCGGCGCGAACCACGTCGAACGGCACCCGACCGATGCCATCGGCAAGCACATCCATGCACGCCCACGACGCCGCGTTGCGGAGCGCCTGCTCGACGTCGACCGCCCCGTACACAGCCGACGAGATCAACCCGGGCGCGCCGGCCAGATTCCACCACGACTGCCACGTACGCTCTTCGACGGGCGCGGGTTGACGGGCGAACGCCCGGACAAGGCCCATCAGGACCGTTCCATGGCGACACCGGCGACGACCGCCAGCACCGAACCGACGAACAGGCCGAGGACCGGGTTCACGAACGCGGCCGCCAATGTCACACCGATAGCACCCGCGCCTTGGAGGGCGTTCGCAATGAGCTGCTTCATGCGCACGTCCCTTGTCAGAAAGCGAAGGTCATACCGCCACCCGCGCTAGGCACCCCACCAAGCGCCAACGTCACCGCAACAAGCGGCGTTATGTCCACCTTCGACGTGCGGCGACCCAGAACATCGGAGTCACCAGCCGTGCGGACTACAGCTCCCTTGGCTGCCGCGTTCAACGACACACCACCGAGATGGCGGAGGTCGTCGTTCGCGCAGGCGTCGAGGAGTTGCCCAAGCGCCTGGGCATGGTCGGAGCCTGAGACTTCGATCACCTCGACGCCATGCTCTTGTAGCGGAGCGATGAACGCGCCCGCCGGCGACCCTGACTGAATGCGGATCGGGATATGGCGCAAATTCCATGATGCTTGGGCCACCTCGAGCACCCACTTGGTGCCTGGGCGGTGTTCCCACGCCTCGACGTGTAAGCGGCCATCCTCCCGACGACCAGCGGCACCGAAACATGACCAACGCCGATCCGGTGAGACATCGAGCGCGATGCAGTGATGCGAAGCGATCGACGAGCTCGGGTCCGCCAACGACGGCCATTCGGGGATCAGATCGCCGTCGTCGCCTTCTTCGGGGTCCCACACACACAAACACTCACGGGCGAACTGTTCGGAGCCGAGCTCGTCGTACAACGACAGCAACGACTCGTCCGTGATCCGATGTCCGTACGCCGGATGGGCCAGTGCCCACTCGTCGCGGTCAAGGACATCAGGCGGACGTTCCGAGATGATCCGGTCGCCGGCCACCGTCAAACGCTCCGCGGTGTGTTCGACGTACCCGAAACGGGGGCTGCCCTCGCCAGTCAACGCCCGGCGACGCAACCGGCGTGCATTCGCCGACCAGCCGAGCCCACCCGAACCGAGATACCACGCCTGTGCATTCGGGTTCACCAACCGGGCCGGACCCGACGCCGCGACATGCTCAGCCTTCAAATGCTGCGCCTCGTCATAGACGACCAGATCAGCCTTCGCGAAGCCACGACCAGACCCGCCGGTACGGGTCTTGTACAGGATGCGCTGCCCGGAACGGAAGTCGATGCCCTGCGCGCCGTTCCCGTAGAAGATTCGGCGCACCCGCTTACGCAGGTCGTCCCAATTCTCGAACAGGGCAGCGAAGCGGAGGAACGACTCGTTGGCCGTCGGGAACTCGTGAGCAGTGTGGATGATCAGCCGCTCGCCCGAAATGATCCCGTAGAGCTCCCGAGCGGCGAGAGCGTCGTTCTTGCCTGACTGGCGAGGCTCGAAATCACCGAACGTGGCCGCCGCCCACGAACCGTCGGCACGTTCACCCATCGCGGTACGAAGCGTGAACTTCTGCGACTCGTCGAGCGGATGACCGTCCGCAACGCCGTAAGAGTCAGCCAGTGCGATTGCTTCCTCCGCGGCGTCGAGGCTGACCACGTCGGGTGGTGTCCGCACGATCTGCGGCACCTGCACGCCGAGCCGTACGTCGAGCAGCGATTTCATCGGCCGGTGACACCTCTTCCACGGTCCCGCCGAGCGCGGCGAGATCCTTCACCACCGCGCGGAGCTGACCGGCGATCTGAGCCTTCACCGAGTCGTCGGCCGTCGCGAACGCGGCGAGCAGACCGACGCGCAATGTCTCGAGGTCGTCGCGTTGAGTAGACACGGCATCCCCCGGTTCATGGGTTAGAGAGAAA